GTAGAGCGTGTACCTAAAAAAAACCCCTCCCGTGCGCCCTTCGCGCTGTTGCATGGAGCACAGCAGGCCACCAGATTGTCCATATCATGCGTACCACCGGCCTTGCGTGGTATTACATGGTCTACCTGAGTCGCATCGTTACCACAATATGCACAGATATAACCATCACGCTTTAACACTCTCAGCCGCTGGTCTTTCCATCGCTGAGTACCAAGCTCTCTATGCGATTGGTTCATAGCTCATCATAACAATTACCACAGACCCACCAAGCATGAACCTCTAATGCTTCTGACTCTGGTACATCTACATCACATCTATGACACTTAATAGTATCTTCTTCTAATGCCATCCTTTAGCCCTCCAATGATCTAACGCTACACATGGCTCACCATACCTATGCCCTATATAGTCTAAGCCCCATTGTACCTGTGTATATCCATCTTGGTCTTTAAGCCATTCACTTCTTCCTTGAGGAATACCATAATGAGATCCATTATCTGCATCTGGTCTCCATGCACTCTCTTTACCATAGAGTATTGCTAAGCATTTATATTGCTTTAAGTTATAACCTAATTGATGATAAGCAAACTCTTTATAGCTTACATATTGGATTGGTTTAGATCCACCTGCATCAGGCATGATGCATAGAGCTATCCCAATAGCTACTAGCACCCCCCGAGCTATCCGCCTCAGCGGCTCGGGTTGAGCCTTTGAGAGGCTCTGCCCAGTTAGCGTACCATTAGTGTCAAGCATATTAGTAAAAGCCCTGCTCAGACCGCGTGTTGCTTTCATGATTACCCCCTGTGGATAACTTCTGTGGATAACTATTTATCAGTAGAGTAAAACCCTTTACCCTTAAATACTGCTGGTGTAGCTGCAATAACCTTAACCATAGGCTCATTACAGTAAGTACATGGAATTATTGGTCGATCGTGCCATCCGTGATAGATCTCTTGACTAAGATTGCATCGTGTGCATTTGTAGTCATAGGCTGGCATGTTAAGCACCTCTGTATCATGTAAGACCCACAGGCTGTGCAGCGGTCGATGTCTGCCTCTGTGGGTTCGCTAGTAATGTGACCATATTTAAGTTGGAGCAATGGCAAGAGATCAGCTAAACGCATGACTACACAATAATTCTCGGGTAGCTCACCTTGTCCATTTAGCCGTATAACTCCGAACCCCAAGTCCCCACTCTTACTGGTTCGGGCTTCTAATTGCTTTATGTACGCTAAAGGTTGAAAGCCAGATCTTGCTTTGACTTCAACATCAAAAGGTACATTCACAATATCCTTGCCATTGCCCCGTCCGACAGTAGCACCCGGCCACACAGTCGATAGGTACTGTGCGACTACGCGCTCTGTGCGGAAGCCTCTGTGCTTCCTTGCTTGGCTAGCCATGAGTCATGTAACCCAATGCCACTCCACCAATGAACAGGAATAACACCAAGAAGATTAACAGCTGCTCTTTGCTATCCATTGACTGCATGACATTTCTTACATTGCCAAGTGCCAGCGACTAAATTACCATCTGTGATAATTGCTGGAATAATGATGTCATGAGCTAGAGTTGGCTCATTGCACAGCTGACAGTTGATAGTCGTGATCATAGGCACATCTTCTAGATCAGTCCATTCCCCATCTTTATCTATGTTATAAATCTCGATGTAACCCATCACACTCTCGCCTTCTGTGGTTGCCATTTACCATCCGATCCAAGCTGATACCAGATAGGCGGACAATCAGACTTAACCCCACCTGCATTCATTTGATTGCATTGATAACCGCCCCATGCACGACCATTTTTCTCACCTTCACGCCAACGCATTGTGCCATGAACGCATCTAGGTGGCTCGGCAGCTTCGCCTGTGCCAATGATTGCCGCGACTGTCTCCATAGCCTTGTCAAGTGTGACAGGAGCATCTACTACGCCTCTGTACTCATTGACTGGAGTAGTCCAGTAATCTTGATCATCTGCCTTGACATCCTGAACTGGTGGTTTAACTGGCTTTGCAGCTACCACCTTTGTCATTTCTTCTCGGCTTGGTCTCTTTCCTTTAGGCGCATAACCTGCATTTGCAAGTGCTCGGCCGATCGCTGAAGTCTCGCAATTCTCCAATGCTGAAGTTTGATTAACACCGCGACTAGTAACTGTTTCCTCAGCGTACCCAGTTGCCCACGCAACACTATCGCCAGCATCCTTAAATAAATACGCCTTAACAATGTATCGAGTTGCCTCGACAACCTCAAGCTCTGTTGATATGCGAAATGTTGGATAGTCCTTAATAAACTTTTCAAGTCTCACCTCTACTGGCTCGTAATCGGCTAAATTAAACATATAAATCGTTTTCCTCCGTGGCTAGTTGCCCTGCGAGTGCGCCATATGAGCAGAGATCCACCCAGTTGTCGATGTGTTGGGCTGATTGATTAGTCCGTGCAAGTTTAACGAGCACCATGATCCCTGCCACCTGATAGTCATGAATTGGTGTTTGTAGGTATGCGCTGAGCAGCATTGCGGTGTGTTGCAGGTTATCCGCAGGATGACCGTATGAAAGGCCACGGTCGCGGATCGTGTCGGTTGCTGATAAGAGGATCTCATTAGCGCGCATCGGTTGTCACTCGCTGAAAGGTCTTGCCTACGACCAAGCCTTCACGCTTGCCCTCGTTAAAGCCTTTAGCCCATCCTACTAAGTACCACAATGCATTAGCTAGTAACAATAATATGATTATTGGCATCTCGAAGCTCATGCTGACACCGCCACATAATTATAATTTCGTACCCAGTTCTGAGCTTCTGTCAAAGTAGTGTGATACACCTTGCTGTTTTCTATTGCTACCTCAAAGCCATGCTTGGCAGTTAGCTCTGCATCGATCTCAGCTGAGAACCATGTGCGGTTACCACAGTTGCTGATTATGTAAGCATTATCAGATGTCTTGTAAGACCATCCGTTTATTCTATTAAATTTAATCACTTTTTTCCTATCTGCGCCAATGCCCTTGATTGGCTACAGACTTAGTGTGACAGAAGTGTGCGACTAATCAAGCACATTCTGGTAACGAATTGATAACGATTATCTTGGCCTGCCGTAGGACTTGCCAGCCACGATGAATGTGCCGTCCTTCTCAATGTGGATAAGATCCACCTGAACTTTAGCCTTGTTCACATAGATGATGGCGAAAGCCTGTTGCCAGTTGGCAGACCCCTTCGTGTAATGAGCCTGCTTAAAGTCCATAAGATTTCCCACCTCGACACCATGCAAGACACGCCCTATACGGCCACCAGAGGCCTCTGAGAAGGCCGAACGCCCTGCTCTGTGAGTATGTCCTGAGATGACATTCTTCCCATGCCTACGAGCCGCTTCAAGGGCTGATAGCCCGCCTTGTGGCTTGATGGGTGTGTGGTCTCCGTGGACTGCGATCCAGTTAGGCGCGATAGGCATAGGGTTTTTATGGAAGGTAATGCCTAACTCATCGAACTTCATAAACTTCTCAAAGCGTAGCTCTGGCAATGCCCCGAATGCAGGCACTTTAGCCATGATGATGTTATATAGACGATCTGTGTGATTGCTGCGGATGCAATCGGTAACACCTAATTCCCACAATAAGTTCACGGCCTCATTGCGGTCATCATCTAGAGTCTGGGCGTAACTGCCCATGCGCCCTTCCTCCCACTTGCTTATTTGTGGTAGGTCAATTTCATCGCCAATGGTCACGACTTGGTCTGGCTTAAACTTCTGAATGAACGAAGCAAGGTTGCGAGTGGCAACCCTGTCGTGGTAAGGCACTTGAAGGTCTGAGACTACGACAATGCGCTTAATCGTCATCCTCATCGTCCTCGTAGTTGCCGTACTTGTCCGGCAAGACAGGATCGGGCAAGATCCAATGAGGATAAGACTGTGGCTCTGTAATCATGAACATCGCAATATCCTCAGCAAAGCCTGCTCTTTTAAGGGAGCAGAAGTATTCATAAAGGCCGATGCAGTAAGCATCTAACTTTGAGTAGCCCTGATCCTCTAGTGCCTTAGTTGCTTTTCTTGCCATGATTAAATTATCGCTCTAGTAAGATGTTATAGATCTCATCGACACGCGCATGGAGTCGCTTAATCTCTGTAAGTAGATGTGTGATGACAAAGCCTGAAAGACCACCGAGAGCCACGATGGTGGCTATGTAGAGCTGAAAGAAGTCTGTCTGTGTCACTTTTTTGGACTCGCGTATCCGAACACGCCAGATAGCACAGCCCATAGGATTGCGCGATAATCTGCCTCAAAGTTACTAGATGCCCAAGCTGCAAGGAATGCGCCAGCGGCTAGATATACAGGATGCTTGATCTTCATTATTCTCCACCTAACATAGATACTTGATAAAAAGAGCCATCATTGTCAGCCGCTTTCTTAAACGAGACATGAAGGTGCTTTGTGTGCTTGTTAGCCCCTGTGTACTTGCGCCATCTCCAGTTGAAGATAGGCGAGCAGATCCGTCCATCGTAAATGAGGTAACTAATACGCTTGTCTGCTTTTGACTTGGACAAGGTACGAAGCTGATCAGCAAGATCTCCCATGATGTCTGGCTTTCCACCCTTGAATAGATCTTTGTCCACATCAATGGCGCGAACCCAACCCTGCTCATCTGGATTATGATCTGACTTGCGAGCAGCGTGTCGGGTATCACCGATCCAACCATCCGATGCGCGGTCACGATCTGGGAACGAGTCATCGATCTGTTCCCTTAACTGTGATGCAGCTCTAGATAACTTAGGCTTCATCCGTAACCATTGGTGTGGATTGTTCCGCTTGTCTGCGGTCATATTCCGATTTCAGCATTGAAGTAAATTCCCCATTGCCTCTGTCAATAATGGCGTAAGTTTGTGTTGTTCCGTTAGGTAATGCAATATCTAAAAATTGAACATTGTCCATTATAGTTCTGCTCCAATTGCTATATAACCTGCACTGCCAGTAGTAGCCCCGTAATAAACTCGATATTGAGTTAATCCACTTGCGCCAGTGGCAAGTACCGCTGCTGTGTGATTTTCTGCTGATGACCAACCTACTAAACTTGTTATTGTGTAACCATTTACAAAATCATATAATCTAAAGTTGGAATAATCTACAGTTGTTTGTGTAGTTCTCAACGGCACAGCCAAATCTCTAATGAGGGCAGCTGCTGTTGTTGAGTAGGCGTTACCAAAAAACCCTGTTAATCCATCGGTATCAAAATCAAATCTTTGGTAATACCTTTGACAAGCGGCTAATTCTCCTTGGATTGTTGCGCCAGCGCGCTTAAAAGTTGTTGCTACTGATCCAAGTTCTAACTGAACTCCTGTAATTTCCATATAATCGGCAGCACCAGCAGTTCCGACTGGTGTGAAATAAAGATTAATACCTAATTGCGTTGCTGATGATGAAACTGTACCAGTCACGCTAAAACGCTGCCAAGTGGTTGTAAGGGTTTTAGTTCCAGAAGCCACATTTGTTTGACCAGTAAAACCAGCGATTAAGTTTTGATTTGTTCCAGTTCCGTAGGCTAGATCGTAGCCCATATTGCTAGAGGCAGCACTAAAGTTTGCTCCTGCTCTTGCATACCAAGAAAGAGTCACTGTCTGACCTGCGAACATACGGCTTTGTTCGTTTTCTAATGACTGAGAAATATAAAGTAAATTGGTTGCAGTATTTCCGCTATCGCGTGAGACGCGTTGGCAGTATTGAATAGAAGGTAAGTTTGTTGTGTCGCTTGTGTTTTGGCGGCTATAAGTTGAACCCGCTACTGCGCGATAGTTCATCCAACGATCAGCGAGATAAGTTGGATATGAACCAGCGGCTGATGTGCCACGCTGCCATATATCCATACCACCGTTAATCACTGCATTGCCATTAAAAGCAGACTGATAGCGCAAGCCTGTCGATGTGGAACTATCTGCTACAAGTGTCTCACCGTTTGCGCCTACTGCAAGGCGGGCTGGTGTGTCGTTTGCACTAGCTGCGATTAAATCGCCCTTAGCATCGACAAGTGATTTAGGAGTCATCGTTGCCATTGTGGTGTCGATGGCGTTGCCAAGTGTGCGAATGGCTAACGCACCATTTTTTACAAGGTCGGTGTTATCTGGCTCTGGCCAGCTATAGATTGGTGAGGTTGCCATTTAGTTAAGTGCTCCGATCGCATTGTTCCAGTTAAGTGTACCATTTGTGGTTGCCCATGTGATTGTGCTAGGTGTGACTGTATCCCATTGTGTCGTTGAAAGTGAGAATTCTGTAGCTGTGATATAGAGGGTGATCTCGGTAAAACTAGGGGTTGCCCGTAAAGCCACATTCTCAACAAAGCCATCGAAAGTGCCACCGAGCAAGTTAGATGGCAAGTTGTCGATAAGCATAGGCTGGCCGAAATAAACCGCAATGAGACTGTCAAGCATTGCACTTGGCATATCTGGGTTATCTAGGCGAAAGGTGATCGCCCCTAGCGAGCCTTTAGGTACACGCCTGAGATTAAGCTCTCTAGTGGCAATATCGGTAATGTCTGCAAGGTTCTTGATGTTGGAGTCAAAGGAACGCTCAAAGAGGCCATATGAGGCTATAGAGTCCGTATCAGAGGTGGTGTAGGTGCTTGTGTATCCTGTGGCGTAGCGATAGATAAGGCTGTTACGGATGCGAGAAATTTGAGTTGTTGATGTGATAGAGGTTGGTGTTGCATAAGCCCCATCAAGGAAAGTGTAGCCATTTGCTGCGAGATCGTTAGATCGGTGGTCTGCATCTGCATAAGAGACATCTCCATCCTTTTCTTCATAAATCTGGCCTAACGCGCTATTGGCAATCTGGTCTGCAAGGGTCTGAGATTTAGCAGAGGCGTTAGCAGCTACCGCTATCATTGTGTAAAAGCCTGTGTCGATAGTGCCAATGTAGGACTCAGCATCATCCCATGTAGTAGTTGCTGGGTATGTTGCCCAAGTAACAGTCGGAGTAACTTCATTCCAGTTAAGGTTAAGGGCTGCGCCTAAGATGTCTGCAATCTGCTCGCCATCTAATTCCTCGACAAGGGCTGTGTTATAGACGGCCTTAGTAAGTTTAGCAAGTGAGCCAATGCCCAAGATCGTGCCTGTGGTTATGTAGCCTGTTTCTTCTGGGCTACGAACACCAATGTTAAAGTCTGAGACCTCACCACCAAAGACTGTGACATAAGTGCCAGAACTATTCTTTAGCTCTAGAGTTATTGGCTCTGTGACATTGATCGTAAAGGGAGCATTGTTAGCGTTGATAATCTCTACTCGGCAGTAACCTGCTGTGCATTGCCGATCAATGTCTAAACGGCCAGATGCGAAAGACACAGAAGTGACAGTCGTATAGACATCATCACCTACTGTCACACGCCATTCTGGAAGCCATGTCATTCGTACGCTCCGCCTCGCAGAGTACCGCGCTGAACTGCATCAATAAGAATTTGGTCGATAGCCTCAGCGATAGCGTTAGGATCTCCCACGCCTGTATTTACAGTCACAGAGAAGTTGTATTCACGGCCATTAGGCAATGTTCCCGAAAGCATACCGCGATCAGGTGTGTACTCGATGCCATTAGGGGCGATAACTGTGTTAAGCCCAAGCTCTGCAACAGATTGGTTAATCTCTGCAATTGTGCGAGGTTGGCTAACAGGTGTATTACTACCGCCTACAGCCCCGCCACTAACAGATGGCTTTGTTCCTTGAAGGCGTAGTAACTCCATCATCTTTGCAATTGCCGCATCTAAATTGGCAAGGTTAATAAGGTCTTTAGGCTTTAGGCTTTCTAGAATTGTTTTAATATCTTGCATCTTTACATTCTGCCCAGTCAATGCCCCAAGCACCTTAAGGTCTGCATTGAGTTTATTGGTTGCAGCAACAATGGCTGCTTCATCCTTAGCAGCGATTGCATCTTCCAGAGCAAGAATTGAACGCTTAACATTCAGGCGAGCAGTATCGTTAGCAATCTGCAATAATTGTGCGCTAGATGTTGCCTTGCCTAATTGCTCAGCCTGAGAAGTAAGAGCTGCGGCAATCTGGATCTTGTCCATGTCAAAGACTTCTTCGCCTTTGAGAATGGCTTGATTGGCTTTATCGATTGCATTCTGAAGTCTTTTATTCTTTAACTGTGTGGCAGTCTCTTTAGTAAGAGCCTTATTCTGTGCAGCAGTTTTCTTTGTAATTGTAAAACTATTCTGTAAAGCCTTTAAGTGTGCATTGTCTGAGGATTTCTGGACAGGGGCTTGCTTGCCTGCTTCACGCAAGATCGTTAAATATGTTCCCAGAATTGGGATCATGCCAACATCAAAGCCACCAATGATAGGCAGATCCTTTAACTTACCCGCTAAGACTCCCACGCCACGAATGACATCTGCAATGTAGAGAGCAGTCTTTTCCATGTTTGTGGCTAATTCTGCGACACTTGTATCTTCACCAAGATTGGTAAGTGCATCAATCAACCCTGTGCCGATGATCTCGCTTACATTAGCCGCTGCAACACCTAGCTTGTCGATTGAACCCTGAAAGGTATTAGCTGCCGCTGTTGCAGATCCTGCGAATGTGCTTTGTAATTGGTTTGTAATTTCCTCGAAAGACTTAGCCTTAAGGTCTGCCTTTGAGATACCTACACCAAGTCTAGAAAGAGCGGCATTGTTACCCAGATATGCACGACTCAATGCTGCTGTTACGCTGGAAAGATCCTTGCCAGTTGAGGCAGAAATGTCTAAAGAAAGATTAAGAAGCTTTTGGGCTTCTGCTGTGTCGCCCGTTGCTACTGCTAATGTCTGATATGCCGGACGAAGAAGGTCATCAACAACACCGAATTCGCTTTGTAAGCGTTGGATGTATTCTTCTGATGCCGCTGCATCTCGACCAAGTCCGACATTCTTTAGAGCTAAGGCTAATTGTTTTTGTGCTTTTTCATCTGCCGCTGCGGCTCGGACTGCTGCTTTCCCGTAAGCAATAACACTTGCGCTACCAAAGGCAAGCCCGAAAGTTTTGGCTAAATTTTTGACATTTTTACCAAGTCTGTCTGTTGCTGTTTCGGCTTGCTTAAATCCTTTAGCATCAAACTTTGAGGCAATGTTAATAACTTCTTGATAGTTCACGCTGCTCTCCTTAGTGATCCAGCCTTAGACCTTTTCAGCATTTCTTGCTCAGCTGTAGTAATAGCCTTATTGACTATGCCTTCGGCTCTGCCTTTATCAAGTGACCATGCCTTAAAGATTAAGCGACCACGACCTTTGAGGCTGCCTGTAAGCGGTGGAAGTGCAGCAATAAATTGTTCACCGGCTCTAGGGTTGCGAGAGTGAGAATACTTTTTACCTGCCGGGCCATTAGGGCCAACCCACGGCTGACCTTGTGGGCCATTACGACCAGCAGACTCATAGATCGCGCCTGCGCGTGAGTCGTTAAATAATCTAGCCATTGTTGTAAAGCCTTGTCGGTTTGGCTTTGATACCGCTGTGCTATAACCAATTTTGGCCTTAATTGTCGCAGCGTTGAATATAGGAAATGTACCTTCGCTAAAAGATCGGCCAGCCCAACCGCTTAAAGGTGACTGGGATGGTACGAAGCCCCTAGCTGCTTTAGCAACTGGAGCAAGTCCTCGCTTCATTTCCATCTTCAAGGCTTTTTCTAAATCTGGAGCAAAGCGGCGCAGAGCTTTACGCAGGTCAGCGTTTCCTCTTAATTCTACCTGCATCGCTCACCTCTTTCGCTTCATCTTTAAGCCCTTGCACAAGTGCATCGAGCATTGTCTTGTCTAGATCTAATAACTGCTGGGGCGCGATCCCTAACCTAATGCTTAGCCTAGCAATTAGGTAGGTGAACGG